TGGCGTCGCTGGCGGTGAACCCCACCACGATGGCCGCGCCCAGGTGCGGGTTGTGGATCCACCAAAGCTCGGCCCAGACGAAAGTCCCCTGGACGTCTGCCTTGAGCAGGGTGGCGTCCTCCCCGTCCACCAGCACCTCGGTGACGCCCGGACTGCTGCCCGTGTCACCGCCGATGCCGATAATCAGGTCGTTGTCGCCCGCCAGGATCTCAAAGGTCTGGTTGTTGCCCGCCTTGATCTCCCGCTCCCGAACAGTGATCTGGCCCACGGCCTCAGCTCCGGTCCGCCCGCAAGCTCACCAGGCACCACAGCACGGCGGCTGGCGCAGGGCTGGCGTCGACATTGAAGTACAGAATGTCGCCGGCCGAGAGCGCCTTGGTCCACCCGGTCAGGGTCGTGTCCTGAGACTTGATGGCGCTGGAGATGGCCGGCACCGCGCTGGCCGTGATCGAATCGGCGTCGGTGGGCGGGTAATTGGCGTAGGTGTCCTTCCAGACGTCCACCTGCAGCGTGCCGGCCTGGTCGGCCAGCAGGCGCGCAGCCGTGATGTCGCACTTGAATGGCACCTCCAGCGTGCCCTTGATCCCCGTTGTGATCACCGCCCCGCCGCCGTCGATAAAGAACTCCAAGGCTACCGGCAGCAGCGCGGTGGGATTGGCCACCACGTCCTGGTTCCAAATCGCGGCAGTGATCCCGTCCCCCGGCGATCGGTTGACCGGCGTGCTCCAGCTCATGGCTCAACCTCCGCCGGCAGGCCGTGTTCCAGATTCTCCGCCACCAGGTTGCCCAGCTTCTCGCCTGGCTTCAGGTGGCGGGTGGTCGGATTCGGGCGGGCCCGCAGCGCCCGCTCGATTCCTTCCCGGTCCTTCGGGAAGCGCACCATCCGCATGCGGCCGTCGGTCATCACGTTGTAGCAGGCGATGCAGTAGAACCGCGGGTCGTCCTGGTCCACCACATCAAAGCCGCCGCACTCGCAGCTGGCGCCCCAACGGTTGTGATTCACGTAGGCCAGCACCGGATGGCTTTTCACCGGCGGTTGCAGCGCCCGCTCGAGCACTCCCGGCGGCACTTCTCCGGCCTGGCTGCCCTGCAGTCGCCGGGCAACCAGCAACCGCAAGTAGTCCTCCAGCCGGGCGCCCGGCTTGCGGGTCACCATCGCCCAGTGGTCCCGCCCCCGTCCGATGCTGCCGTCCGGCCGGCGCTGGTAGGCGTTCAATCGGGCCGCCCTGGCTCGCTCCAATCGGTTCATCGGTCTCATGGCTTCACACTCCCAGAATGCAGGTCAGATCCAGCTCAGTGAACCCGGTGATGTCCAGCAGCCACATCTGGCCGGCGCTCGCCAGCACCAGGTCGAAGCTCGCCTGGATCGTGTCCGGCGGGATGATCCGCAGGTTGTAGCCCTGGATGAAGTAGTCATCCGCCAGCTCCGTGACCGTTTCGCTGAACGTGATGCGGGTGCCCGGCTCCCCCGCCACCGCCATCCGCATCCGCACTCCGTCACGCCCCGTCACCGTCACCTGCTCGACGTAGGTGCGCGGGGACTTCCGCAATGCGAGCTCCTGGGCGGCGAAGTCCGCCGCCACCAGCGGGCTGTCTTGGTAGGGCAGCACCAGGCTATACACCCGCCGGCCGTAGGCGGTCTTGCTGGCGGCGTCCTCGGCCGTGGCGATGGCCGGCTCGAAGGTCCGCACAGCCGTGCCCCGCGCCTGCAGCAGGTTCAGGAAGCCGGTGGTGCCGCTCGTGTTCTCCAGAGTCCAGTCCACGCTGTTACCGCCATAGGTGGCGGTCACGGCCAAGTCGGCGTTCTTATCATTGGCGCCGCCCCCGGAGGAGCTGCCGAACTTGTAGTCGGTGTCGACCACCGGCGTGATCATGTCCAATCCCGCCACCCGGCTGGCCCGGGCGGTCGGGTCAGTGTAGCGGCCGGTGAACGTCACCGTCTCGCCGGCGCCGATCTCGATCACCCGCTGCAGGGTGTACAGCACTTCCGGGCTGGCGCCGATCTCGCGCGGGTAGCTGGTCGCCAGCACCTCGTTGATCACGTCATCCAGGTTGCGGCTGACCTCCATCTGGCTGATGTCGGTGTCCGTCAGTGTGAAGATCGGATCGCTGTTGATCCGGTGGTGGCGCCCCTCGAACACCAGCACGCCGCCGGTGGTCGGGTCGCCCTTCATGTACCAGTAGCCGCCCTCGCTCACTGCGATTTTCTGGCCGGCCGCCAGGGCGGTGGAGCCCTCGTCCCGCAGATCGTCGCCGCCGTAGGCGAAGGTCTCCTCCCCCTCGTTGAACTCGGTGGCCTCGGCGGTCTCCTCCAGATTGCCGTACACGTCCCCGAAGAGCAAATCGCTCCGCCGATTCTCCTGGACCGCCAGCAGGTTCATCTTGTGCCGGCTCATCTCGTAAATGAAATCGTTGGCGATGCAGATCGTCTTGCGCCGCAGCTTGGTCCCCGGCTCCACCTGGATGCTCTTGACCTTGCCGACGAACTTGTACCAGGGCCCGCCGTAGAAGCCGTCCCCGTACAGCTTGCTGCCGTAGGTATCGCCGGCATTCAGGATCACCCGGGCCGGCACGTTGAGCTCGAACCCCGCCCGACAGTCCACCCCGCCCGGGCTGTAGTAGCCCCGGGTGGCGGTGCTGTTGCCCTCGCTGTTGTCCAGGGCGAATTCGCAGCGGCCGATGCTCGGGCTTCGGCTAGTGGGCTCGTGGCCCTTGATGCCCCCGGCCAGGGTGAACGGGTGGTCCAGGGCGCGCACGTCCTCGGTCACGTCGGTCCAATTCAGGCCGTCTAGCTGCAGCTCCACGTGCACCGCCAGCAGGGCGTTGGTCACGCTGCCCTCCGGCCTCGGCCGTAGTGTCTGCCGCCGTCTGTCCCGGCGGAGCGGCGCCGGCTAGGCGGGGTTGCCGTCCTGTCCTGGGTGGGGCTCATCCCGGCGCCTGGAAGGTCTGCAGCTCGTGGGCCAGCGCGGCCGCCTGCTGATCGGCCGATCCGGTCGACCGCACCGCCTCGACCACCTCCTGCAACACCTGCACGATCCGCTCGCTGGCCGCCACCTGGCGGGCGATCTGGCGTTCGCTCTGAATGCTCGCCGCCGCCTGGACCGCGGCGATCTCCGACCCCACCACCGCAATGGCCGCGGCGGCCGCCTGGCTGGTTTCCTGCGCCACCTGCTGCGCCATCTGGGCTCCGCCCCCCTCCGGTCGTTGAGCGGTTTGTGCTTGGGGCGTCCTGGTCCTGCCGCCTCCCAGGTGCTGCACCAGCGACTGCGTCTCGGTGGTCGCCCCCTTGCTCTCGGGGTAGAAGATCTTGCCGCCGCCCTGCAGCCGGCGGTGGGCCATCACGCCCATCTGCATCAGGCGCCGGGTCTCGCTGGCCGGGATCACAGTCGAGCCGATGATGAGCTCGGGCCCGGCTTCCCCCACCAGGCTGACCGGCGCCAGCCGTCCGCCGTGCTGGAAATTGGGCACCTGGCCGGACACGTCGTAGATCACCTCGATCCGCCAGGGGTGGCTAACCGCGTCCATCAATGCGTCGACGATGGTCTTGGCCTTGCTGCCGGCGGTCGTCAGTGGATCCACGATGCCCACCCGCAGGGCCTGCCGGAAGTAGCCGGAGGCGCTGGTGATGCGTCCCTCGGCGCTGGTTGCCCAGGCTTCCACCGCCGCCGGCCCGGCCTCCTTGAATTGATTCCAGGCCTCCCCGAACAGGGCGGCCGCCTCCTCCGGGGTGACGTTCATCACCTCCGCGATGCGCGCCTTGGCGTCCCTGGCGCTGATCTCGCCCTGGCTGGCGTCCACCACCAACTCCCACACCAGCGCCTCGCCGGCGATGGCCTGGGCAACCTCGGGCGGCAGCGTGCCGGTGTCCAGCCCAGCGGTGATCTGCGCTTCGATGTTCTCGACCTCGCCCCCGCCGGCCAGGAAATCCTGGATCTGGTCGTAGATGCCTGCCCCCTGGAAATTGACCGTCCAGTCCACCTGGCGCGGGGCGCCCACCATCTCCAGCCACTCGTCCTTGGCCCGCCGCAGGGCCTCCGCTCGCTGTCCCTCGGCCGCCGCGTGCCGGTCGGTGGCGGCTGCCTGCTCCTGCGTCACCTCCGTCAGGGCTTCGGTCGCTGGCGTCACCTCCTTCTCGATGCCCAGGAGATCCCCGAACCAGCCCACGACCCCCGGCAGGTTCGCAATCACGTCGGCCGCCGTGCCGGCGAAGAACTCGAACGCTTCCCCGAACGCGTACATCACCGGCCCGCCGCGCTGGCCGATCTCCATGGTCCGTTCCAACACTGGCGGCAGCTTGTCCGCTTCGGCCGCCACCCCAGTGATCGCCGTCGACAGATCAGCGATGCCCGAAATGAACGGATCCACCATCACCGCGGCGGTCGACTTAAAGCGGGCTTCGGTGTCCTTCAGGCTAGCCTCGAAGCGGTCGAAGTTATCAGCGATCGACGGCACCTGGCCGCCCAGCCGCCGGGTGGCGTCGTCCAGCAGGGCGGTGCGCTTCTCGGCGTTGGTCAGCTCCTTGACGGTCTTGCCCAGGCGTTCGGCGTAGGCCTTGAACACGCTCTCGGCGTCGGCCGTGATGCCGGCGGAGGCCAGCGTCCGACTGTTCAACCGGGTCAGGGCCTGGCCCACGTCGTCCATGCTCTGCGCTGTGCTCTTGCCCAGCCGGTCGCCCAGAGTCTCGGCCACCATGGCGAGCTGCTCGAATTGCTCCTCGCTCGTCACCACCCCCAGGTTCAGCGCCCGGGTGGCCGCCGCGATGGCGTCCATCTCGGAGATCGTGCCGGAAGCGCCGCGCTTGACCGCCGCCACAATCGAGTCCATCGACAGGCCGAAGCTCGCCGCCAGTCCCTGGCTGGCATCCTTCAGCTCCAGGATCTCCGCGCCCTGACGGCCAAAGTCGAATACCTTCTTAGCGGCCAATACCGCGCCGGCGATGGCCGCCCAGGCGGTCACGGTCGAGGCCTTCAATCCGGCCATGCCGCCCTGCGCCTCCTTGGCCATGTCCTCCAAGGTCTTGCTGAGCTTCTTGGTCTCGTTGATGGCCTGCTTGGCGTCGGCCAACCAGCGGATCTTCGCGTCAGGCATCGGGTTGTTTCCTCAGGTGCTCAATCGCCGCCACGTACTCCAGCAGCTCCTCGTCGCCGATTTTCTCGAGCCGGTGGCCCCACTGCCGGTAGATGTCGTACGCCTGCACTTCGGCCAGCGGCCGGATGAATGCTCCCGGCTCCCACTCGTCCATCGCCTGCAGATCGGCCAGCGTCACCGTGAAGCCGTGCTGTGCCAAGCGCCGCAGCAACACCCAGCGCTCCAGCTCCCAGGCTCCCGGGCCGCCCCGCTCGTCGTTCTCGTCCGCCCCATACTGCCCCGCGTCGGCGGCCCTCAGGACGCTTTTGGGTTGGGCAGTGCCGAGCGGGAGTAGGCCTGGCGGAAGGTCCGTACCAGCCAGGCCGCCAGGTCCGGCGTCAGCCCGTCCATCACCTCCGGGTTGATCTCGGCGCCGTCCCGGGTCGCCTGGTAAGGCACGTAGGGAATCGGCTGGCCTGCCTCGTCCCGGAGCTCCCAACCTTGCAGGCGCTCCACCAGCTGCGGGATCAGGGCGTCGGCATCCCGGGTCTGCTCCCATAGCCGGTAATGACGGAAGCGCCATCCCTGGCGCTTGTACAGCACGTACTCCTGCTCGTGCCCTTCCAGGGTGCAGTCGATGCGGATCGGTTCCTGCGTTGTTGCTTCGGTCGTCTCGACGGCGGCCGATGCTGTCGTCTCTGTCGCCATGCTCCACCTCCCGTTGTGGATTCCCGTGGGGAGGGCCAGGCAGGCGGCACGGGATCCGCTCTTCGGGTGGTACCTCCCCTAGCCTGGCCCAGCCCCGCGTTGGCTTGTCTTAGGCTACCGTGCCCCAGGCCGGCGCCGTCGCGCCGAACACCCGCAGGCTGGCGGTCAGGTTCACCTTGCCGGCCGGGGTCGTGGCGATGTTCATTTTCTGCAGCCAGAACTCGCCCTCGAACTCCGGGTCGCCGCTCACCGGCGCGCCGACGCCCGTCGGCACCTGGACGGTCAGGGTGTGCCCGCTCGCCGTACCCAGGATGCCCTTGAGCACCGTGTACAGCCCGGTGGTGGCGGCCGGGTTGAACGTCCCGACGATCTCCACCGCGAAGGCCGGCATGCCCGGGATGCTGTTGTGCGCCCCTTCGGTGAAGCCTGTCACCTCGATCTCGTCGAACTCGTCCGGGATGTCGATCGACTCGATGTCGTCCGACACGTCCTGCGGGCTCAGTCCGCTGTCGTCGATCAGAATGGTGCAGTGTTGACCCTTCAGCTTGGCCATGGTTGCCCTCCTCGGCTTTGGCTCATCAGTTGTTTGCCAGCACTACGCTCAGCTTGAAGCTATCGGCTGCGGCGCCGGTGCGGGTCGCCAGCGCCCGGCGGAATTGGTTCAGGGCGGCGCTCGAGGTCTGGCGTTCGCTGCCCCGGGCGCTCCCGTTCAGGGTGAATGTCAGGTAGTCCACCCAGGGCCCGCCGGTGGTCGCACTGTGCTGCACCTTCACCACGTAGGTGTCGGTCGCCAGCGCGCTCATCACCTGCAGGTAGGCGGTTCCGCCGGCGGCGTTGGCTCCGCCGTTGTCCACCTCATCGAAGCCGGTGGTATTGGTGATGGTCGTGTGCGCCTGCACCACGCCCATGTCCGGCTTCTTGCCCCGGCTCATCACGTTCCAGGCGGCCGTCACGTAGTCCGCCACCGCCGCCTTGACAGCGTACTGGAACTGGTCACCCTCGCAGGCCAGGGCCGGGTCGCCAATCACCACGGCGGTGTTCTGCCCGAACAGCGCCAAGAACATCTCGGCGCCCTGGCCCCCGACCGCTTTCAGCACCTCGTGGCTGGCCCCCACCTCCGGGTCCAGGAAGCTCTCGGCGTTGGCGCCGAACTTCGGCAGGGCCGGCCCGCTGTTATGGGCCCCGTCCTGGAAGGCGGTCAGGTCGATGTCGTCGTACTCGATGGTCGCATCCATGCTGCGGCTGCGCCCGCTCAGATCGTAGCCGGCGTACAGCAGCGCCAGATGTTGGCCCTTGAGCTTAGCCATCCTCGTCCTCCTCGTCCTCCGGCTCGACCACTGCCGGCTCGGCTGCCGGCTTGCCCAGCGCGCCAGCGGCGATCAGCTGCTTGAGATCCCCGGCCGGGATCTGGCCTTCCGTCAAGGTCTGGCCTGGCTCCCAGCGCCGGCCGACCGGGTCATTGGGTGCCGGCACGTTGAAGCCGGCCAGCACCGGGTAACGCTTCTTGGCCATCAGATGACCTCCTTGATTGCGAGCAGCTGTTCCCCGTAGTGGCAGAGCGTGCCGCCGAACTGGCGCAGATCGATCACCGGGATCTGCACCGGATCCATGGCGAAGCGCCCGGAGGCGCCCTTGGTCAGGTCGCTGTCGTGCAGGGTGGTGGCCGTCTCGAGCGCCTGCTTCACCGTCAGCATCAGCGCCTCGAAAGTCTTTTGGGTGGCGCTGGCGTCGTCCAGGCTGTGGAATCCCCGGATCCGCACCCGGTAGGTAACCTCCTCGGTTTCCTGTCCGCTCAAGCCAAATCCGACCATCTCGCTATCGGTCCCCTCCAGGGCGATCGTCCAGCCCAGCAGATGATCGGCGGCTCCGATGGTCGCCTTGAACAGGCTCAGCAGGGTGGGCCAATCGTCGGCGAAGCGTTCGTAGTCGTACACCTGGCCGATGTTCGTCACGCTCTGCAGCACCGCCAACACCTTGGCTCGTGCTCCGGTCGCCCCATCCCAGTGGTAGGCCATCGCTCCTCACCGCAGCGCTGCGAAGCGTTTCACCGCCCGCACCGCCACCTGGTCCATCCGTCGCTGCAGCTTCGTATGCCCGCCCTCGTCCCAGGCCCGCTGGAACATGTGCGCCCCGGTGTTCGCCGTGCCCCGGCTCGTGCCGGTGCCAATCGCCCGGGCGATCAGGAAGGCGACGCTCTTGCTCTCCGGTCCCCAGGGGATGCCCAGCTTCCGCACCGCCCACAGCTCGATCGGGCCCTGCGGCGGCCAGCGCCCGGCCCGCCGGCCGAACTCCACGTAATTGCTGTACAGGTGGGTGCTGGTCCCCGCCAGGTAAGTCTCCGCCGCCTGGATCAAGCCCTCCAGGATCTGCTCCGGGTCGCCGCTCCTGTGGAATCCGATGGAGCTCCGCAGGGTGCCGAAGCCGACGGGCGTGCGGGCGCTCACCATCGTGGTCAGTAGCGGCCCGGCTTCGTCGAAGGCGATGATGATCTCCTCCCGCAGGATCGGCCGCATCTGCGGCACCAGCTGCCCCAATCGGATGGCTTCGGTCAGGTCCAGGGTGTAGTCGATCACCGGGTGCGCCTCGTGTGGAACAGGAAGCCCTCCCCGTGGGGCGGCTCCAGATCCAGGTCCAGCCCGAAGGCGCTGGGCTGCAGGGCCTTGTCCTTGCTCGTGCCCAGTAGCCGCTCGTACTCCGCCCGGAAGTCCTTGGCCAGGCTGCGGTAGATGTCCGCCTGGCTGCGCCGATCGGCGACGTCGGCGGTGATGGTCGAGTCCCGCTTTTGGCCGTACTTGGTCGCCAGTCGCAGGCAGGATTCGCTGGCGCCCAGGTAGCTGATCGCCTCGAAGTGTTCCGGCGGGGTATCGATGAACGGGTCGGTTGCCTCCACCCACACGTAGGGCCGGTTCACCATCATCCGCACGTTCTCGGTGGTGGCCGGCCGGTGGGCCGGGAAGCGCAGGTAGGTGCCGTCCGCCGCCAGGAATACCTCCCAATCGTCCTGCTCCAGCATCTGCGGGGTCTCGTCCGCCAGCGGGTCGGCGGCCGGGTACTCCACGCTCAGCGGAGATCCCAGCTCCTCCTCCCAGCCCGGGGTGGTGGCGACCACTTCCAGGATCCCCTGGCTGGCCGTGCCGAAGGCGGTCCAGGTCGAGCCGTTTAAGGTCGAGACGTTGTTGGTCGGGCTGCCGCTCTGCTTCACGCCCAGATTGACCTCGTTCGTGCCACTGACATAGGTGTAGCCGCTCGAGCCCAGCGCCGCGTGGTAGTCGCCCGCCGGCAGGACAACCGGGCTGGCCAGGGTGAAACGCACCTTCGCGTCCCGCCCGATCGGTGCCCCGCCCTGTGCCTCGTCGATCTCCACCGCCACCGCCGTGGCGATCAGGCTTACCGGCAGGTCGCTGGCGTCGGTGAATAGCTCGCCCGTCACCGTGCCGGCCACGGTCGTGCCAATCCGCCGCAGCAAGAAGGCGAACTCTCGCAGCTCCATGCGCCGGTCCAGGGTGAACTGGATCGCCAGCTTACTGTCCGCCCCGGTGCTCTTGAGGTCGATGCCGGCGTCCCGCCCGGCCTCGTCCACGTTCACGGCCTTTCCCCACAACAGGTAATAGCCGCTGGCGTCGCCCGGGAACTCGACTGCTTTTTGCCGGGGCAGATCCAGCTGGTACAGCCGGACCGCCTCCCGGATGGCCAGGTCCCTGTCGGCGCTCGGCAGATCGCTGTCGATGATGCTCAGCAGCAGCGAGTCCAGGCGGGCGTTGAAGGTGGAGAGCTTGGTCAGGGTCGCCATGATCAATCGTAGGCGATGTCGGCCGTGGGTGTGGTTCCGGTGAATGCAACATAGACGCCCACGCCGAACGGGATGCCGTCCTTCGGGGCGTAGCGGTCGTTGCCGTTGGCAACGGCGGCCAGCCTGGCGAGGATCGTCCCGCTGGCGGCGGTATTGTCGTAGACCGTGGCGGTGGCCGCATCGACGCCGGCTGCCAGGTGAATCTCATGCAGAATCCCGGGTCCGGTCTTCACGATTCCGGCGCTGGTCTTGTAGCTGGACGTATGCGATCCCATCTCGCGCTCCTCTCACGTGGTTGCGGCCGGGGCCCGGGTCAGCCGTTCTCCCAGGCCCCGGCCGCTTGCTCCGTCAAAGCCGGCCCCCTGGCCGGCGCCGTTATCAGCCTTGCGCCTTGCGAATGCTGTCCAAGGTGCGGGCCCCGATGCCCTTGATGCCCAGCAGGTTCTCGTCCGGCGCCGCCCGCACTGCCTTCATGCTGGCGTAGCCGCCCTCGATCAATGTCCGCCCAATCTTTTCGCCGAAGGCCTCCAGCACTTCCGTCTTCATCGCCTCCACCAGGTCGGTCGGCAGAGCGGCGGCCGGTTCCGGCGGCTTCGCTTCCGTGGACGCGGACGGCTCCGGGCCCGCCGGCGGCTGGGCCAATCGGGGCTCCTCGGCCAGCTCGGATTGGGTCAATGGCGCCGGCGCTTTTGGAGCTCGCAGCGCCTCCTCCGCCTTGCGGATCGCCACCACCAGCTTCGATCGTCCCTTGCGGCCGCTGACATGCGCGCCCAGCTCGGCCGCCCGCGCCTCCAGCCGCTCGAGCGGCCAGTCCTCCATGCGCTTCGGCAGCTTGCCGTCGGCCCGGTCGAGCTCCGCCACGCTGACGTCCATTTTCTTCAGGCCCTTGATGCCGTAGTCGATCATCACCACCATGCGCGCCTCGCCGGTGGCGTCCTCGTAGGCCTGCGCCTTGTGCAGCCTTCCGCCCTCCGGGTCGTTGCCGCAGTAGCGGCAGACCCGTGCGATCTCGTCCCGTGTCAGCTCAGTCATTGCCGTGCTCCTCGCCTTCTACCGCCTGCCCCGCGTGGTGCAGGTGGTGCTCCAACGTCCGCGGTTCCCGTCCCACGTACTGCTGCAAATCGGTGCCCTCGTCGTGCAGCTCCAGGATGTCGTCCAGGTA